ATTAGGAGCATCTCTTGCAGGAGTAAGTGATGTATATACTATAGGTGTAAGAACTTTTTCAGGTACTGGTGATATAATTGGTTCTTTAACTTTTTATGATTTAACACAATAATATAATGGCTAATTATTATAAAAACGCATTCTACGATCCAACAACAACTAATACTGTTACAGTATATGCTTGTCCTGCTAATTCAAGAGCAGTTATACAAAATATACAAGTAACGAATGAATCTGGATCTAAAATATTAAAAGCTTCAATTATAGACTCTTCTGTAAGCACAACTTATCAAATAGCTTACGCTAGTATATCTGGGCCTACTATTTGTAATATTGCAAATGGTCCTATTATATTAGAAGAAAGTGATTCTATATTATTGCAAACTAATGATACAACAGCTATATCTGCTGTATTGTCTATATTAGAAATGAATAGAAACGATCAGAATGGCTAGAAAAGTAAGTAACGGTTCAGGATCCTTTGTTAGGCATACCAATAAAAAAAGACCAGGTAGACATTCAAAAAGTCCAAATAAAAGAAACGATCATAAAGAATATCGTGGACAAGGTAGACGATAATAGTATATAAATAAACTTATGGCAAATAAAACAGTAATTATTGATGGCGTAGAAGTACCAGTTCTTCCAGCAAAAGCTGAAGAAATCATTATAAATAAAGTTACAGGACAAACATACGAAACTATTGATGCATTTCATGCAGATGTGGCTGATCCTAGTACACCTACAAAAGCAGAACATTTACAAAGAGATTTAAAAATAACAGTTGCATCTTTAGAAGTAGTTGGTAGAACTAAGTAATGCAACCATTTGGTGGAACTGAAATACAATTAGCGTATTTAAAAAAATACGTATCAGAAGATTTATTAAATAAAATAAATCTTACTTTATCTGTTCCAGAAAAAACTCCAGTAGTTATTGATAAAGCAAACGTACTTTGGATTCAAAATAGTTATGATCAAGCTAATCTACATCCTTGGTTTAAAAATTCATTTAATCATGGAAAATATGATTGGTATGTATTCAATTCTCATTGGTCTTATGAAAAGTATAGATACTTCTTTAAGGTACCTACAGAAAAATGTTTAATTATTAAAAATGGATTTGATGACAGTCTTGTTCTTAAAAAAGAATTTAAACCAGCAGAAAAATTAAAACTAGTTTATACCTCAACTCCTTGGCGTGGTTTAGATGTTTTATTAGATGCTATGGAATTAGTTAAATCTGATAAAGTAGAATTAGATGTTTATTCAAGCACTCAAATATATGGAGATCAATTTAAAGAATTAAACGATAAAGGTTTTGTAGATTTATATGAAAAAGCTAAAAGTTTAAAGAATGTTAACTATAAAGGTTTTTTACATCACGATGAATTAGTTAAAGTGTTACATACTTATGATGCATTTGTTTATCCTAACCATTGGGAAGAAACATCATGTATAGCGGCTATTGAAGCTATGGCTTGTGGATTATTAAGTGTTGTCACTAATTATGGTGCTTTATATGAAACCTGCGCAGACTTTCCAATATATGTTCCATACTTATCTGATAAGAAACAATTAGCAAATCAGTTTGCATATGCAATAGAGTCTTTACCTGAGGTTGTAAAAAATGTAGAAGATGAGAAGATAAAGTTTCAAATGAAATATTATAAACAGTTTTATCATTGGGACGTTATAAAACAATATTGGGAGAGATTTTTAAATGGCATCTAAAGCACCTATTCGTTTGTTCGTAGGAACACCAGTACACAGTGATGTGTCTATTCATTATTTTAAAGCATGTCTTGAATTTCAAAAAGAATGTTTTGTAAGAAAGATACCTATAATGTTTCAAGTAATGAAAAGTAGTTTAGTTACACAAGGTAGACAATTGTGTGTAGCTTCTTTTTTACAATCAGACTGTACACATTTATTATTTATAGATTCAGATATTTCATTTAGTTATAAAGCTATAGAACGTTTATTGGCTTATGATAAGGATATAACATTAATTCCTTATCCAATTAAATCTATGGATTCAGATAAAATAAAAGCAAAAATTAAAGCAGGTAGTGAGTTAGACGCTAAACTTTTAGGTAATCAATATACAATGTCTATTACAGATCCTACAAATATAAAAATGGAAAATGGTTTTATAGAAGTTGAAAGAGGACCTGCTGGTTGCATGTTAATTAAAAGAGAAGCGCTTGATAAACTAATAAAAGAATATCCAGAATTTACAATTGAACAACATACACTAATTGATGGTAAGTTAGTTAAAAGACCACATATGTATAATTTCTTTGATACCTATTGGAACCCAGAAGATAAAACATATACTGGAGAAGACTTTTATTTCTGTAAATTAGCTAAACATGCAGGTATTAAAATGTATGCTTTAGTTGATGAATATATATCACACCACGGTGAATTTACTTATACAGGTAGACTTATTGATGAATTTACAATGACTGATAATAAACCTAAAATATCATCAAATACTATCAATAGTAATATAGATCCAAAAGACCTAGAAAAATCAGATAAATAGCAACGATATTGTACATATTTCATTAATTAGTTATAATAACTATTAGTTAACTAAATTAAAAATATGGATCCATTCACAGTCGCTTTAGCCGTATTTGGCGTACAAAAATTAAGAGGTAAATCTACAGGTAGATCATTTAGAGATGCATTATTAGCAGCTGGAGGAGTTCAGTTAGCTGGTATGGGTGGAGTTGGTCAAGGTATGGGACCTGGCGGAAGTAATCTATTTCAAGCTTTCGGTTCTAGTGATGGTATAGGAAGTTTAGTACCAGGATTTGGTGCTGAAGGAAGTTATATTGGAGGAGCTAAGGCTACTGGTTTAACACTTGGAGAACAATTAGGTAGTACTTTTGCTGGAGAAGGTATTAAATCTTTATATGGAACAAAACCTATATCAACAGAAGAAGCACTTAAAAAAGGCCTTGAAAAAGGCACACCAGAATTTACAAAAGCAGTTGGAGGAACTGGTTTCCAATCATTAGGCACAGGAGAAAAATTTCTTGCAACTTCAGTTGCAGCTCCAGTAGTAGCGTCAGCATTTGCTGATACACCAGAAGAACCTAAACCACCATTCACAAATGAAGATTATGCAAAAGCTTATGCAACTGAATCAGAAAAATTAAAAGGTTTAGGATCTATTACTCAACCACAATATACAGCTATTAGTCCTTATAACTATAGCCCAAATAAATTGTATACATTTAATAAAGGTGGTATTGTAGATACACTACCAAAGTTTTCAGTAGGTGGAGTTAATTATTTACCATCAAAAGTTTCACATGACGAAAATGACGAAAACAATTATGTTAGAGCTTCAGGATACGTGGAAGATGGATCAGGCACAGGCGATAAAGATACAGATACTATTTTAGCGCAATTAGCTGATGGAGAATTCGTATCTCGTTCTGATGCAGTTTTAGGTGCTGGGATTATGGCAGGAGCATCACCAAACAATATGAGAGAAATGAGAAAATTAGGTGCTGCTTACTTCTATGATCAACAAGCTAAATTTAAAAGAATATTTGATTTATTAGATGCAAGCAGAAAGACTAATTGAGAAACGAGTAGACGTCCTTCACATCCATAGTTCAGATGTAGAAAGATTTTGGCCATTGGTAAATTTTATGATTGCCGAGGCTTTAAAGTATTCAGGAGGATATGCTAATGCCCATCATATTAAAGATTATTTAATAGAGGGTAGTATGCAACTATTCGTGGTATTTGGTTCTGATGACGGGCTTAAACAGAAAGTATTCGGTTGCCTCGTTACACGGATCACGGACCAACCTAATTTAAGACAATTAGAAGGTATTGTTTTAACTGGGGAAAAAAGAGAATTATGGCAAGACGATATGGTATCTATGATTGAAAATTTTGCAATACAAAATGATTGTAAAAGATTATGTATGTTGGCTAGACCAGGTTGGAGTAAAGTAGTAAAACAATATGGTTGGAATGTTAAACACGTAGAATTACAAAAGGAGTTATTTTAATGGGCGGTATATTTGGAGGAGGAGGCGGTGGCGGTGGCGGTGGAGCTACATCTGGAACACAAGTTCAAATCGCTAGAGAAGCACCAGAAGTAGAAGCACGTAAGCTTGCTTTATATGATGAAGCTGTAAAATTAGCACAACAACCAATTTCATTACCAGCAATACAAGTTGCTGCACCAAGTCAATTACAACAAACTGGATTTGGTATGGCTGGTCAAACAGGTGTTGGACAACAAGCGGTTGGAGAAGGTATTCAAAGTTTACAAGCTGGTTTAGGTGCTGCTTATGGTGGACCAAACATTTCACAATTTTATAATCCATATCAATCATATGTAATTGATGAAATTAATAGACAAGCACAACAAAAACAAAATGAATTATCTGCACAAGCAGTAAGCGCTGGTGCATTTGGTGGTGGCAGAGAAGGTGTACAAAGAGCAGAACAAGAAAGAGGAAGACTTGGACAAGTAGGACAAGCACAAGCAGCTGGATATCAATCTGCATTACAAGCTGCACAAGCACAACAAAATTTACAAGCACAAACAGGATTAAGTGCTGGTCAAGCATTACTTGGAGCAGGAGCACAACAACAAGCTATGCAACAAGGTGATATACAAAGTTTATTACAAGCTGGAGGAATCCAACAACAATTAGGTCAACAAGCTTTAGAAGCTGCAAGACAAACTCAATTGCAACAAGCTTATGAACCTTATCAAAGAACAGAGTTCTTAAAAAATATAATGACTAATTTACCAACTACGCAAAGTTCTATAACAGCTACTACAGCTCCAGGAGCTAATCCATTAGCTCAAGCAGCAGGCGCTGGTCTAGGTGCATATGCGGCTTATAACATTGCGAAAAAATAATGGATACAGTTTTATCAAGAAAATTATTTCGTGAGAAATACGTAGAAGAAATTAAACCTAAAAAAGGTGGTATTGCTGTTTTAAAATTTAATCAAGGTGGAGAAGTATTCTCTGAAGGTGAAAAACTTGGTTATATGTTAGCACCAGTTGCTGCCAGCTTATTACAAGCAAAACAAAGACAAGGTGAATCTTCATTAGCTTCTTTATTTGGAGCAGTTGGAGAAGGAGTATCACAAGTACCAGCCGTTGCATTAAATATTAAAAAATTAGAATTAGCTGGCCAACCAAAGCCAGTAGAAAGAGTTAGAAATTTAACAGCTGATGAAGTTAAATTAGCAAAATTACCTGCTGGCACTATTGCTCAAGTAGATTCTTCTGGAAAAATTAATATTATAAGTAAACCTAGTGAAAAAGAAATACAAGAATCTGAATCTTTATTATCAAACATAAATACATTAAATCAAATAGAATCTGATTATAAAAGATTAGGTAAACCTGTTGGCCCTTGGTATAATTTAGATCCAGAAAAGATAGGTGGTTTTGTAAGTGGTATATTTGGAGGAGAGTATGGAAAAGAAGTAAAACAATTTAATTCTAATCTTTCAAGATTTGAAACAGACTACATTAAATTAACTTCTGGATTAACAGTTTCTGATAAAGAAAGAGAAAATTTAAAAAAATTCCTACCATCATCAAGTGATACAGAGTCTGCATTTGAAGCAAAGACAGCAGCATTAAAAGGTTATTATTCAGATTTAATAAAAATTAAAGAAGCCCAAGGATTACAAAATATAAATTTAGCTGCTAAAGCATTAGAAAACAAAGGTGTTTCAATTTTAGATTATGCTAAACCAACGGGTTCTGGTAATGTATTTAGATTAGGCGCTGACGGCGAACTTCAACGAGTAAAATAACATGGGTCAAATCTTTGTTGAAGGTTTAGGGACTGTAGAAATTGAAGGGGATGTTCCTAATGAAAAAGAAACACAAGCAATTAAAAGAGCTGCAGAAAAATTTAAAGACGAAAGTTTATTACCACAAGCTGAAAAAGTAGCAGATACATTTTTTACTGCTCCAAAGGTTGCAAGGTTTGCAACTGAAGTAGGCCTTTCTATATTAGGAACAGTTGCTACAGGAGGGTTAGCATTACCAGCTTTAGCAGTTAGAGGAGGTATATTAGCTAGACCATTTTTAACTAGACTTGCACAAAGTTCATTAGGTTCTGGATTAGGTGGCGCTACAGGTGCTGGAGTTTCTCAAGTGTTTGATCCTAAAGATGATATTGTTAGAGAAATGGTTAGAGGTGGAGTTGAAGGTGCTATTGGAGAAGCAATAGGAGCTCCTGTTGTTATTAAAGGTGGACAATTACTTTCTAAAACATTTAATAGATCAGGTCCAAAAGAATTTTTAAAACCATTTGAAGATGCTGTTCAAGCAGAAGAAGTTTTATTTACAGGCAAAGCATCACAAGCAGATGCTATATTAGCTAATCCAGAAAGATATGCGAATAAGTTTTATGATGTAAATAAAGTTATAGAAATGGCTACTGAAGCTAAAAAAGGTTTAACACCAGGAATGAAAACAGAATCTAGATTTTTAGATACAATGGAAAACATTTCAGCTAAATCATTTTTTGGTGCAGAAGAATTAATAGGTAGAAAAGAAGCTTTAGCCTTTGTTGGACAAACAGCGCAAAGAGATTTTATTGAAGGTCTGACTAACAATTTAAATAAAACAGATTTAGGAACTTTATTTTTTGATTCTCTTACTGGAGCTAAAAATGCAAGAAAAGCATATTTTAAAGGTCAGTATGATGGAGTAGATGCATTAATAAAAGAAGAACTAGGTCTTAGAGTTGATCAAGCTATACCTAAATTAATAAGTGGAAAACCAGTTTTAGATTCTTTAAATACTTATGTTAAAACTTTACAGTTACCACCAAAGGATCTTTTAACTTTACAAAAAAATATAGTTGATAGATTAAGTAATAAACGTTTTGATTTTAAAGCTTTAGAAGGATTAAGAGGAGAATTTATATCAGATGCAAAAGATGCTTTTAGAAAAGGAGATACTAAAATAGGTAAAGCCTATGATAGCGCAAGACAAGGTATAGATGATTTATTAGACAATCCAGAAATGCTTAAAAAATATAACATACCAACAAAAGCAGTAGAATCAATAAAAGGAATACGTAAAGACTATAGAGAAACAACACCTTTATTTGAAGATGGAATTCTTGCTACTATTTTACAAAAAGGAAATAAAGATGGTGGAGTTGATGAAATATTCAGTGCAATTGTAAAAGGAAAATCTAAACCAGAAACTATTAGAGTAACTCAAAAGAAAATTGATGAACTTGTTAATAGAGGTTATTTAGATAAAGCAAAAGCTGTTGAGTTAAATGATTCATTAAAAGGTCAATATCTTGCAAACATATTTGAAAGATCAAAATTAGGAGATGTAGCAGGTTCTCCTCTTTACAGTAATTTTATTGATGCCTCTAAAGTTGCTCGTAATTTAGAAGGAACAGCAGATGAAAAAGAAATATATAATTTAATGTTTAAAAATGCTGATGAAAGAAAGACAATAGATACTCTTTTAAAAAATTTAGCTTACTCACAAGGAACAATAGATAAGAAAACAGGTTTACCTGGCGGAGTATTTATTCAATTAAAACAAGCTGGTGCATTAGGAAACGCTTTAAGTTATGGTGCTGCTGGAAATTTAACTGGTTTACTTGCAGATAAAGGTCTTGCAACTATTTTAATTGCTCCTGCTGCTTTTTCTAAAATGATGTTAAATCCAAAAGTTAATAAATTTTTATTTGAAGAAACAGCTAAACAAAACGTTGGTAAAATTTCTCCAGCTAAATCAGGTATATTATTTAGAAATTTAGTAGGTAGATTAGTTGATGAAGGTTATGTTAATTCTGAAGATGGATTAAAAGCAATTGAAGAATCTAAACAAGTACAGTCTGAATTTGAAAAAGCAGGTATTAAAAATATTAATGACTTTAATAAAAAACCAATTGTTCAACAACCTGCACCTCAAATGCCAGCAGTAAATACAAGAGTTACTAATTTACAAACACAAGCTGTATCACCACAAGTAGCTGCACCAAAACCAGTTGCTGGTGGAGTAACTAACATTCCTCAAGAACGTATTGATCAATATACTAATTTGTTTGGAAGAATATGAGAAGAATTGTAAAATCACGACTAGATGAGCATATGATAGATTTATATAACAGAGTAGATAATTTAAAAAAAGATATATCTGTAATTAAAAATAATCATTTAAAACACATGAGTTGTGCTATCTATAAGATTGAAAAGAAAGTAGACAAGATCCTTTGGTCCATGATCGGTGGTATGGGAGCCTTGATTCTTACGCTTATAGTTATAGCGTTTAAATTCACTAAATAATTATTGATTATTTTAAATAATTAATCTAATAAGAGGTATGAAACTTATTAGACAAGATACTAGTTTTATTGTCACTGATTTTACAAGAGTAGACAAATACCAATACACTAAATATTCAAGGGACGATGACCACGGCCCACGGACCTATCTTGTTGGAGAGAAGAAAGTACCATCCGTTACCACTATATTGTCAAAAACAGCTTCAAAAGAGAAACAAGCTTCATTAGATGCTTGGAGAGAACGAGTAGGTTATCAACAGGCTCAAGCTATAACCACACAGGCCGCTAATAGAGGCACAGAGATGCATTATGTCCTTGAGAACTATATGAATGGCATTGGATACCTAAATCTAAGCTCTAAAGGGGCAGAATCACGCATTATGGCCCATAAGATCATAGAGAATCTAGAACCATTAAAGATTATATATGGAAATGAGGTTAGCCTTGCTTATGACGATCAATGGGCAGGATCCACGGACCTTGTGGGTAACTTTGATGGTAAGGATACTATTATAGATTTTAAGCAAGCAAATAAACCAAAAAGAGAAGATTGGATTGAAGACTATTTTTATCAAATCGCTGCCTACTCTCTTGCCCATAAAAAGAACTATGGAAACATAGAACAGGGTTTGATTTGCATATGCACTAAGGATGGAGTATATCAGCAGTTCAAAATGGATCAAAAAAAACTTTTAGAATATGAGAGTAAGTGGTTTGACAGAGTCCAAAAATATCATACAATGTCAGTTAATGGATAATAAATTACTTGTTCACAAACATTTAATTGTTCGTGCTGAAGTCTATCGACCGCCGATGGACGAGGAGTTTCTTAGGCGTTGGTTAGAAGAGTTCATTTCAGAAATTGGAATGAAAGTAATGATGGGTCCATTTGTTCAATACTCTAATATGGTGGGTAACCGTGGTATCACTGGTGCAGCTATTATAGAAACATCACACATTGTAATGCACGTATGGGATGAAGTTCATCCTGCTTTAATGCAATTTGACGTATACAGTTGTGGAGAATTTAATCCAGAAACTATTTGTAATAAAATTGAAAAAGATTTTACAGTTCATAAAATAGAATATAAATTTTTAGATCGTGAACATGATTTAAAAGATATTAAACAAGCAAGCGCAATTAATTTTGTTCAAAATCCTATTGTTACAAATTATCAAAATAAAGAAATAGAAAAGAAAAATAATGCTTTATTAAAAAGTAGAAAAGAAGTTGAGATTAATGGTAGTGGAACACATGGATATAGAATTAAAGAAGGTGTTCATAAAGGAACAGTTCTAGGTCATATTACAAGAGAAAAGTCAGTACTTGAAAATTAATAAATAGTTATTATATAATAGTCATAGCTGCACCATGGGGGTGGGCTAATTAAACTTGCTTTTAACAAAGGAGATAATTATGACAAACTTAGAAGTTTTCAATAATTTAAATAAGCAACTATTTAACGGATCAACAAAGTTTTTTGATGATGCGTTTGAAACAATTTTTGACAGTTGGTCAAAAGTTCAATCTTTCCCATTTTACAATGTAGTAAAATATTCAAAAGGAAAGTATGGTTTAGAAATCGGTTTAGCTGGCTACAATAAAGAAAATGTACTTGTAGAAGTTAAAGACGGTATCTTAACTATTGAAGGTAAAGTAGACGATAAAAATATAGACTATGTACAAAAAGGTCTAGCATTTAGAAAATTCTTCAAACAGTTTGAGTTAGCTAAAGATGTAATAGTTGACGAAGCCGAAATGAAAGATGGTCTATTAAAAATTAAACTTGGATACAATGAGCCTAAAGAAATTGAAGGCGTTAAAATTGATATCAAGTAATGATACCCTACAACGAATCTGAATGGGAATTTGTTTCCTAATTAAATTTGGGCCACCACATGTGGCCCAAATCACAAGACATTATTAATATAGATTAGTAACTATATTTAAACTAAAGTCAAATTAAATTTACAACCACTTGTTAATAACTTCTCCTAGTGTTTCTGCGGATATCTTAATCTTATTTTTTAAAGCTGCTATTATTAATTCATCAATAGTTTTTTCAGCAACTAAATCTATATAAAGAACATTTTTAGTTTGACCTATTCTATGTGCTCTATCTTCTGATTGTTGTCTAACTTCTAAATTATAACTATTACTAAAATAAACTACATATGATGCTTTAGTTAAAGTTAAACCATAACCACCTGTACTTGGATTACCTACAAAGAACCTACACTTATCATCTTCTTGAAAACGTCTAACGGCTTCTTGTCTTTGTTCTGGTGTTATCTCTCCATATATACTTACAGTACTATCAGAGCCATATTCTTTTTTTAATGTGTTAACAATAGATTCTATATTATGAACATAGTTAGCCCATATAATGAATTTACCGTCAGCTTCTTCTATTATATCTAATAGTTCTTTTAATTTAGGACAATTTTCAAACACAGTTATTTCTTGATTATCCATTTTAACAAAGCCATTACATACTTGATGTAATCTTAATATCTCTGTTAATTTATTAGTAAAGCTAACTTCTGAATCTTGTAATATAACAAAGGCAGCTTTCTTTAATCTATTATAAACTTCTTGTTGTTCTTTACCTAAATGTAAACTTCTTCTTTGATATATTTTTTCTGGTAAATCTAAACAATCTTCTTTCTTAACTCTAAATGAAAATGTTTTAAGTTTGCTTTCTAATTCATCTAAATTAGTATAATACTGTGGTATTTCTATTGCCCTTCCTCCCATATCTATTAATCTCATTACAGCATATCTATTTCTAAAAGCAAGAAAAGAATCAAAACCTAATAATGATTTATTTAAAAAAGCACATTGACTAAATAAATCTAAAGGAGATTTAGTTACAGGGGATCCTGTAAGTATTCTTTTATACTTAGCATCTAAACCAAGTTTAATTAAATTTTTAGTTCTTTTAGCACCTTTGTTTTTAATAGTTGTAGATTCATCTATTATCATCATTAACTTATCTTTAGTTGGTTTTATGATTTTTTCTAATGTTTTAACACCACTAGGATGACTTAATGCTTCTACATTAATTAAAAAAAAGTTTAATTTCTCGTGTTGATAATCAAATTTATTATGTTCTTTATGTATAGATATTGTGTGTTCTACAGAACAATGTGTTGTTATTTCTTTTTCCCAATTACGATAAACAGAATTAGGGGCTATTACTATTACTGTATTTACTTCATTTACAGTATATAAATATGCAGCGTTATCAATAGCTACTTTAGTTTTCCCAGTCCCCATCTCCATGAAATATGCAAAGTTCTTTACTTTTGCACCTTTCTTTAAAGCTTCTCTTTGATGCTCAAAGGGCTTGGTCTTATATTCAAATTGTTTCGTCATTCGTGTTTCTATACTTAAAAAAGTATTATTAATATTTTTACATTTTTCGCTTTACATTGTCAAATAAATAAATATAAGCATATCTATAGGAGGTCTTTATGGACTTAGAACGCGAATCAACCAAAATAAGGGTTGATACAAATACGGCAAAAGATATAGCTGTAAAATGTAATGAGCTAATAGATCTTCAGAATGAAATAAAAACGATTGAAGAAAAACTAAACAAAGTTAAAGATCAAGAAAAATTTCTTTCTGAACAGGCTATCCCTAGCTTAATGCAGTCAGCAGGTATATCTATGCTAAAACTAGAAGATGGCACTGAAGTAAAAGTCAGTCCATACTACTACGGAAGAATCTCTGAAGATAAAAAAGAAGAAGCATTTGCTTGGCTTCGTGAAAATAACTTTGGAGATCTAATAAAAAACAACATATCTTTAGATTTTGGTATGAATCAAGATTTAGAAGCAAATAATCTTGTTGCACAATTAAAATCAAAAGGATATAATGTTTTTCAATCTACGACAGTACATTCTGGTACTTTAAAAGCTTTCATTAAGGAACAAATAAATGATGGCAGAGGATTACCTGAAGACTTGTTCGGGATATATACAACGAATAAAACAAAACTAACCACGAAGGAGTAAACATGGCAAACGCGCAAGTAAAACCTGCTTCAGTAAAAACTGAAGTAGCTGTAAAAAAAGAAGCACCACTACCTAGTACAATTGACTTAGAAGCGTCAGCTGGACAAGGTTCAGAGTATGTCACAGCACGTGACACGAAACTACCAATCTTAAAAATACTATATGCAAGTTCAGAAGTATTAGATGAAGGTAGTGGAAGATATAATCCTAATGCAAAGCAAGGAGATATCTATAATGAAACAACAGGAAATTTATATAAAGGTAAAGAAGGAATTATTGTAGTTCCTTGTTTGTATATAAATACTTTCAATGAATGGAAAGACAGAGGCGAAAGCAAAGGTCGTCCTGTAGGTATTCATTTAGATCCTGCTATAATGAGACAAACAAAAAGAGGAGAAGACAATAAAGACAGATTAGAAAACGGTAACTACATTGAAGATACTGGAAATCATTTTGTTTATATATTGGATAAAGATTACAATCCAATTGAAACAGCTTTGATTGCTATGAAGTCTACACAAAAGAAAAAATCTAAGACTTGGAATTCTATGATGCAAAGTAGAAGACTACAGGGATCTAAAGGTTTCTTTTGTCCTCCATCTTGGGCAACAGCTTACAAATTAATCACAACTAAAGAATCTAATTCTGGAAACAATTGGTTCGGTTGGGTAATAGAGTTTAACAAATACCTAAACGATCCTCAGTATGCCAAGTTATTAGAAATGACTAAAGCATTTTATGAAAGTGCTGTTAAGTCAGATATCTTTGGTAAAGTTGATTTCGGTAAAGAGGAAACACAACAAGTTAAAGGTAATACAGAATCAGTTCCGTTTTAAATTATGTATAAGCAATTAGCGGAACTATTTGCTGGAAACAATACCCAATACATCCAAGCCACTCTAACGGGTGGCAAGGATGAAAGGGGTAAAAGAAAGGCAGATTACCTAACCATTCATAAACCACTAACAGAGGAAATATGGAAAGACCATATTGACGGTAAAATTGTTATTGGTCTTAAACCAGAAAGAGAAGATAAAGCTATCTGGGGCTGTATAGATATTGATCCAAAAAACTATCAAGATTATTCATCAAAGAAATATGTAGATATAATTACAAATTCAAAGTTACCATTAATTCCAGTATTATCTAAATCTGGTGGATTACATTTATTTTTATTTTTAAAAGACTGGGCTAAAGTAGAAGATATTAGAAAAGTTTTAGATAAGTGGAATACATTATATTTTCTTTCTAATGAAGTATTTCCAATGAACAAAGCTGTTGGTATGCCATATACCAATGCTGAATTAACTTCTGAATATGCAATAGCAGAAAACGGTATGGGAATTAATCTTCAGTCTTTTATTGCATTAGCAAATAAAAAGAAAATGAATATTCAAGAATTAAATAATTTTGAAACACCAACATACGAACCAGAATCACAATGGTCTAATTATCCTCCTTGTGTACAAAAACTAATACAAGAGAAATGGTCTGGCAATAATAGAAACAATTTTTTATTTAATGTACTTACACTTGAGACTAAAAAGAATCCTTTAATAACTTTAGAAGATTTAGTTAGAATAGGTAAGAATAGAAATAGAGAAATATTTACTAATCCATTAGATGATAGAGAAGTAGAGAATACTGCAAAGTCTGTTAAAAAAGGTGGATACTTTTATTTATGTCCAAGTAAACATCCAGAACTATCACCTATATGTAATAAAGAATTATGTATGACAAGATCTTTAGGTATACAAGCTGAAGTACCACAAATCATAGATGAATTTAAAAACCCTATGAAGTCTTTTGATTTAAAAACAACTTATTATGAATTTGATTATGATAATCAACATATTGTTATGCAACCAGAAAATATGATTGATGAGAAAGCTTGGAGATTAAAATTAATGAGACATGGAATATTTTGGAAAACATTACCTAAGTCTAAAGCTAATCCAAATCCATATGAAGTAATGTTATCAGCATTAATGAAAAGATTTAAAGAGAATGAACACTTTAATTATGCGGATATTGTTGAAGATGAAAGATATCAAACATTAAAAGATTTCTTTGAAGATAAAATAGAACAAGATGACTTTGATAAATTAAAAGATGGTTATATCGTATTAGACTCTAAAACAAATATTTGTTATTTTACTAGAGCAACAATAGACAAATGGCTTAAAGATAAAAAGAGCAAAGTATTTAATTCTACAATAGATGCATTACGTTTATTAAATTGCACTAGATTAGAATATCATAAGGGAGTTAAAAATGTTTGGAATACTCTTATGCCTAAATTTATTAATCACCAATCAATAAAAAAGAGCAACGGAAAAATTAACAACGTAAGTGAAATGGACGATGACTACCACACAGGAAAATTTAGAACTCCAGAAATTAAAACAAATATACAAAAAGACAGTTAAGATATTTGGGCCGCCTGGAACTGGAAAGACATATACTTTAATTGAAAAAGTATTAAAGGGACATATTAAAAGAGGAACTAATCCTAATAATATTGCTTTTATATCTTTTACAAATAAAGCTGTTAACACTGCAAAAGATAGAACCCTTGCTGCATTTCCACAATATACAGAAAAAGATTTTTCTAGATTTAAAACATTACATAAGTATTGCAGAAGATATTTTGAAGAAGAAATATTTGATATTAAAAATTGTTTAATTGATTTTGCATTAGAAGAAAAGTTTATAAAGCATTCGGATAACAGATTAGAAGATGATGACTTTGTTTATAAAGATTGGTCATTAGGTATATATGATAAATCAAGAAACATGATGAAAGACCCAGTGTCTGTTTATAAAATGGAATCTTATAAGAAAGATAACATAGATGTATTTCAAAGAAAGATATCTACCTACGAACATTATAAACTTAATGGAAGAGAAAGACCTTTAATTGATTTCACAGATATGATTGAAAGAGCTATTAATGAAGTAACTTTTCCTCCATTAGATATTTTAATATTAGATGAAGCTCAAGATTTTACACCATTACAATGGTCAGTTATTTATAAGATTGTAGACAATGTTAAACGTATTTATTTAGCAGGAGACGATGATCAGGCTATATATAAATGGAATGGGTCAGATCCAAAGTATTTTACTACATATTTTCCAGGTCGAAAAGTTGTATTACATAAAACAAGAAGATTTAATCAAGCTATATATGATTTCTCTCAAATAGTTCGTAGAGGAATATTAGATAGCGTAGAGAAAAACTTTGAAACAATTAATAAAGAACATGGTTATGTAAAACGTTATATGAGTTTTATGGAGATACCATTTAATCAGTTAGATGGTACTTGGTACATCTTAGGTAGAGTTACTAAAGTTGTTAATGAATTAAGAATGGGCGCTAAAGCCGCAGGATTATATTTTGAAGATAGTAAAGAAACTAAATCGTTTGATCAAAAACAATGGAATGCTATTAAATCATGGACTGCAATATCAAAAGGTAAATCTATTGATAAGAAGAATGCAGAGAATATGTATAAGTACATAAGAGAAGTTGAGAACTCTAATTACAGAGATGAAAAGTTTTGGATAGATCAACCAGATTTTACTACATATGATTTTAAACAATTAAAAGAATGGTGTGGTTTATCCTTAGATGATGAAAGCCAAACAAAAGAATGGTGGTGGATACTAAGAAGAAACTTTAGTTCTAAACAAAAGATTTATTTTATAAGATTATTAAAAAGATATGGGCAAGAACAATTGGACAAACGACCCCAAATCATTATAGATACTATTCATTCTGTTAAAGGTGGAGAAGCTGATCATGTAATTGTATCAGCTAAAAACGACTATGCCTCTGATTTTAATAGAAAGAATAAACAAGACAAAATAGACGAACTAAAGGTTTATTACACAGGGTTCACTAGAGCAAAGAAAACATTACATTTGCTTTCAAGTGATAACCAATATAACTATCCTGTCGGTAAAGACTACTTAGTTTACTTACAGGAGAAGAAATGAGCAATAAGGTGTTCTTTAAACAAGTTGGTGGTGCACACTATAAAAAGTATGACATACAACCATCTGAGTTTATTAATAAAAACAAAATATTGTTTGCAGAAGGTAATGCAATCAAGTATATATGTCGCCATCAAGATAAAGGAAAGAAACAAGATTTGTTAAAAGCAATACATTATATAGAGATGATTATAGAAAGGGACTACAATGAAAAATAATCAAGAACCTTTAGTTTATGATATGGGTTTTATTACGTGTGTATGCATTCTAACTTTTTTATTTTGGATTATTTAAATGACTAGTTTACAATTATCAATGACGTTTAAGAAAAGTATTTGGTCATGTCCAAGTGAATATAAAGATTTATCTGGTTATCCAGAAATCGCAATCGACTTAGAAACAAGAGATGATGGAATTACTAAAGGATTAGGTGCTGGTTGGGCAACTAAAAGCGGAGAAGTAATTGGTTTTGCAGTAGCCGTAGATGGTTGGCAGGGCTATTATCCATTTAATCACTTTGCTGGTGGCAACATGGTTCCTGAACAAGTTCTTAAATATATTAAAACTGTATGTGCATTACCTAATAAAAAAATATTTCATAATGCTCAATACGATTTAGGTTGGTTAGAAGCTATGGGTATGACTGTTAATGGCGTTATTATTGATACTATGATAGCGGCCGCTCTTATAGATGAGAATAGATGGTCTTATTCATTAAATAATCTATCTAAAGATTACTTAGGCGAGATTAAAGCTGAAACTGATTTAAATGAAGCGGCTAAAGATCATGGTATTGATCCTAAATCTGAGATGTGGAAATTACCAGCAGAGCATGTTGGTTTCTACGCGGAACAAGATGCACGGCTAACGTATCTATTGTGGCAACGATTTAAACATGAAATCGTAACTCAAAATTTAACTACGATATGGGAATTAGAATCTAAAATACTTCCAATATTAATTAAGATGCGCCAAAGAGGTGTTAGAGTTGATGTTGAGAAAGCAGGTAGATTAACTGTAGAGTTTGCGGCGCAGGAAAAAGTATTACTACAAAAGATTAATAAGCTTGTTGGTAAAGATATAGATATCTGGGCGGCAAGACAAATAGGAGAAGCTTTTGATAAATTAAAGATTGAATACCCTAGAACTGAAAATACAGGTGCACCATCCTTTACACAAAACTGGTTACACAATTCTAAACATCAAATCTCTCAATTGATTGTACAAGCAAGAGAAATTAATAAATTTCATAATACATTCCTTGCAAATATTTTAAAGTATGAACATAAAGGAAGAGTTCATGCAGAAATTAATCAATTAAGATCAGATCAAGGTGGAACAGTATCTGGTCGTATTTCTATGTCTAACCCAAATCTACAACAGCTTCCTGCACGTAATAAAGAATTTGCTAAAAAGATTAGGGGTTTGTTCTTACCAGAAGAAGATCATAAGTGGGGTTCGTTTGATTATTCACAACAAGAACCAAGAATGGTTGTTCACTATGCGGCATCTATTGGCGAAGGTTATGAGGGTTCACAAGAACTAGTTAGAGCCTATGCTAATGCTTCAGCAGATTTTCACCAAACAATTGCAGAATTAGTTGGTATAGAAAGATCTCAAGCTAAAACTATTGGACTTGGATTAATGTATGGTATGGGAAAAAATAAACTGGCCAACTCTTTAGGATTATCAAAAGAAGAAGCAGAAGTATTAATATCAAAATATAATCGTAAAGTTCCATTTGTAAAACAATTATCTGATAGATGTATGAAAAAAGCAAACGATGAGGGTATTATTCGTACTAAAAAAGGTAGAAAATGTAGATTTGATATGTGGGAAACCAAAGACTTTGGTATTCATACTGCTGAAACATTTGAAAACGCTGTTGCTAAATATGGTAAAGACGGAATTAAACGTGCCTTTACATACAAAGCATTAAATAGATTGATACAAGGGTCGGCAGCCGATCAAACTAAACAAGCAATCGTATCTTGTTATGAACAAGGCTATCTTCCTATATTACAAATACATGATGAATTATGTTTCAATGTAAAAGAGGGAGATGAATTGAAGATAAAAGAAATCATGGAAACGTGTATGGAGTTTAAAGTGCCGAGTGTCGTAGACATAAGCATAGGAGATGACTTTGGACAAGCTAGCTAGAACCACGCACCACGACTCACGGATCATTGTTCATCCGCTTTACCAGTTATTTCCAATGCGTTTAGAGTTATTGTGGTTTAGTGATGTAAAGCAAATACATACGCCACATAATGATTTTAAACATAAAGTAAGAGATTCTATGGAAAAGGATGGATTACTTTGTCCTATGGTTGTTGATTGGAATAATGAAATTAGAAATGGCGCTAATAGATTTGATGTAATAAAAAAAAGAAAACTTGCAGATGGTAGTTTATTTTATAAAGCTAAAACACCAGAGGAAGTTAATTTTTTAGCTAGACTAAACGTAGCGGTTTGGGAAAAACATATTGCAAATGAAAATATATTTGATTTTGAATTTTTATTTGAAGGCAAAATGAAAAAATACACAGAGAAGTGTCTTCATCTCTTTACAGAGAACGTAATTAAATTAAAATAAACTTAAGAAGCGATATAATTTATATCTTCTTCTTCACTTTTTAATCTAGATATCTCATCATGTATTGCTTGAACTCTTAATTGTTTTTTAATTTCTTTCAATTCAAGTTCAAACTTTAACATATCTAGAGTTTCTTTACCTTGTTCAAGAAATTGTTGATTCCATTTAGATTCAAGAATCATTTTTCTTGCTAGTAAGGCTTCACTATTTAGAAACATTTAGTTCCTCATATGTTATAAACATCTTTGATGGCGAATACGTGATTTCTTTTCTCATCTTGTATTTACCATCATTGAGTTCTTTTACGAAATTATTCCTAGATTCCTCATCGTTGGACGCCCATACGTCATGACTAATACAATGACCAGCATATCTAACGTGGTATCTATATAACTTCATATGATATCTTATCATATCTTTGCTATCATGGGCAACGATTAAAAAGTGGCTATTTTATTGACTTTTTAGGCATTGACACGTCCTTGCGAACAATATAGCTATTAAGATTCTAAGGAAAATAATATGGATATAACAAAATGGAAAAGTGTCGCTGTTAGAATTAGTGATTATAAAATTCTGAAAGCGTTATGTGACGAAAAATTTAGAAACCCTGCATCAATGATTTCAAAACTTACACACGACTATGTAAAATTTAGAGCAAGTAAAAGTAAAATGACTGTTGATGCTTATTTAAAAAAATTATTAAAAAAATGATTGAATTAATTAAAAGTTTATTTTGGTATGAATTTATTTTTATAGTTGTTTGTTTAATTATCTTTTCAATATTTTATTTCAATGCCCGTTAAAAAATTAAATATATTACAACAAGCCAGATTATTTAATCTTTATAAAGAAGTACTACATTATACTTATCGTCTATTAGATAAATATGAAGACGATCAATTAGTTGCTTCCACATTACTTTCACAAGGACTTAGATTATATCGTGGTACATTAGATGATAAAAGTTTTAATGAATTATTAGATACAATAATCAAAGATGCTAAGTTAATTAAGCCAATAGAAACAAATGAAAAATCCATTAACTGATTTACATAAATCATTACAGGTTTGTGCTAAAAGACTTTCTATTGAAGATTACGCATTGGTTTCAGGTACTTTATTTCAATTACATTGCGGATATAGCTTTGGTTATAAGAAACACGACCAACAATTCTTGACAGATATTCATCTTATATGGAAAGTTAATCATAAAAAAAAGATTGAAAAACAAGCAAAGATACTAAAATTAAAGGTCATAAGGGGTGGTAAAAATGAAAAATAATGATTACAATATGAAAATGAACGATAGATTTGATGAATTTGTATTGAAAGGAAAGCAATGGTCTGGACAGCAAATCTCAGAATTGATAGAGGATGTATATGATGATTACAATTTTTACCTCAAGACAAGGGAAAGTCCAGAAATAACACTATATTACCGTGACTTACTCGCTTACCTTGTTAAAAATTATGGGCATTGAATTTGCCACTATATCTCTTAAAACAGAAGAATTAGTACCTGAACAAAAACTTTGGCGTGGTGTATTAGTTAATGCGCTAGAAGATACACTAATTAAACAATCTGATAGAAAATCAAGCATTTATAAAGTTAATGCTCATGAATGGATTATGTTATCCGATGAAAACTTTGAAAAAGTTTGTTATTGGTCTGGCTTTGAGCCAAATAAAGTAAAAGAAAAATATGTTAAAGCTATTGAAAAAGGCGACATTACATTTAATTTAAAACAAATTGCTTGGGCTAAATATTATAAACAATATATTATATATAAAAAATCAAAAGACACTGAATCTAAAAAATATCATAGAACAAGATTAGAATATTTACGTAATTGTGTAAAAGATGCAACGACTGCTCTTTTTTCTTGTGTATTTATTTCTGCATAGACTTGATCCCATATTCATGAATGCACATAATGCGTTCGAAAGGAGATCTCATGGCTAAGAAAAAAGAAACAATTCAAGATATCCTAGATAGAATCAATGAAGATATTGAGACTATTAGAGAAAAAGTTGAAGAATTAGAATCTGAAGTCGAAGATTCTGAGTTTGAAGACGAAGAAGACGAAGACTAAATAGTAGTGTATAATTCGGGGTAGTTAAAGTTCCTAATTCTAACTACCCCTACTACACGTCTACGTGTGCATTGTATGTACAAAAACTATATACATACAAAGATCGTTATGGTTTCATACTGCGCCATTCTTGAAACTTCTCGTCCCAAGTCTTTTCATTGCGCAATGCCCAAAAAACTTTAAATCTTTCTAACCAAGTAATCCTTTGGCCGTCATACCTATTTTTATTCATATACCAAAAGAAATTACTTGTCCAACGTTTTATTTTCATAATAATGATATTACAACAAGTATTATGTAAAACATTAATAGTTTTCCTTTAAAACTCATTTGTTCTCCTTTTTAGTTGATTGATACCAATTACGTTTATACTCTTTAAGTTTATCTATGTTCTTTAAGTAGTAGTCGGCTTGGTATTGTTTTAGTCTTTCTCTGTTTTTTTGTACCCATTGTTTGTTTGTCATTGTTTCCTCTCGTTGTTATATGTCTTGTCCTGCATCGTCATAGTATCTATCATAACCCTTTTTCCATTCTTCTTCCCAATCTTCTGAGTCCTCGTACTGTAAGCCAAACTCTATTGCTGGGTTATCGTGATCTGCGAGTGATGTACCAATACTCCCGTACCACGTCACAGGGATATCTCTCGTGTCATCATCACACACTTCTTCTGGTGGTATGATCTTAAAGATAACTTCAGTATCTTCTTTATAGCGTTTTAGTTCTCTAATTAAGTCTTTTATTTTCATATTAGCCCCATCTGTATATTTCATCTTCGCCATGATTATTGTATATGTAATCTTGATCAAAGCGTTGATTGTTTATTTCTTTGATTTTTTCTATTGTTTCTTCTCTGTATTTTTGATTATATTTCTTCCTATCTTTACAAAGTTTTACAATGTATTCCGATACAAATAATGTCCCTTGTATCTTCACTGTTTTATCAACGTGATGTAATAGAAAGTCTATAAACTTATCTACGCCTCTTAGACTTGCTAGATTGTTATGTAGTCTTTGTTTTTCTGTTGCCATTATCTTCTTCTTCTCTTTCTCTTAGTTGGTTTATTTCTTTGCTTACCAAAAGCGTCATATTTCTTGTGATATGCTTTCAATAACTTCTTTATTGCTTGTAAGTGTTTACTTATCATTTTTATCCTTTGTTAGTGTTTCTATTTTGTGAGGTACTGTAATTACATCCCCCGTTTTTATACCAATGCCACCTAGTTTAAATAATTCAGCGCCAAAGCAACCAGATAGAAGTAAGCACATAATTATTACAATTGGTTTCATAGTTTTATTTTAGCTAGTGTTAGTCCCTCTATTCCTACACATTTACCATAATGTTTAATGTAAATAAAAGGAAATCTTTTTTTATTTTTAAGTTGTTTATGCCTTACCAATGGATATTTAAACTTTTTAGTTTTAATATCAAACCTTAACCATACGTATTTATAGTGTCGTGGTGGTTTAGGTGGGTCTAAATAATCTGTTGGTGGTGTCCACGCTTTCATTTCTTCCATCCATTCTTTGTAGCTAAATCATTTATAAATGTTTTAGCTTGTTGTTTAGTTTTAAATAGTTCATTAGCCCAAGTTATAGGCATCAGTCCCATAGGTGTACCATCACGAACATAAGCAAAGGTACGCCATCCGTCCCAAGATTTTTTTACTCCGTAATCTTCTACGTTCATGTTCTACTCCCGAATGATTTGTTGTTTAGTTTTTCTTTCTCGTAATCTAATGCCATTTGCATTTCTTCCTCAGTTATAAGTCCGAGTATCTTTTGCATTTCGCAATAGGTCTTTTGTCCGTGATCGCTTAATCTGTCGTAATCAAAAGCGAGTTCGTTGAATAGTAAATAAAAGCGTTTGTGCATTCCCATCAAGCCCCCTGTTCCGAGTTGCACGGAACACGGCTCACGGAATATTTAGGATCAAACTTTGCACCTAATATCCACGCTAGTTGTTCTTGTGCCATTCTGTATCTAATCTCATCTGCTTTAGATACATAGTTATGTTGTTCTACTGCCATTTCGAAGTGTGCCAATTCTTCCTCGAGCCACGCTACAACGTCTTTTATGTCTTTCATTTTTCCTCCGTTATCCAACCACATTCAAGTAAGTAGTCTTTTGGTTTATTGCTCATTTCATCAAAGATATATTCTTCAAGTTCTTCTTTTGCCTCTGTTTCGTTCATATCCATAATGCGTTCAACAGTACTTGCTCTAAGTTCGTCCCATTGTCTTTCTGTTAGTTTATCTTTACTCATTTCTTGCTCCTTTGTTTGTTTATTAGTTGGTCTTGAAAGGCTAATGCCTTTTCTTCATTTGCAAAGAAATAATAATCGTTTGCTTTTATTTCTCTGTTATTTATTTCCCTAAACAATGTATCTAGGGTGTAATAAATTCCGAACGACAAATCTTTCCTATGTACTATGTATGCTTTAGCCATCTTTCTCCTCTAGGTATTCTTGATACTTTCGTTCTTCTACTTCTTTTAAATCGTAAATTAGTTCCTCTGCCGAATTTTCTATTGTGCTTTCTGCAAAGCCCTCATCAATAGCTAATTGCTTAAAATGTTCTAATGCCTCATCTGGCGTCATAATCATTCCGTCTTTAGTTAATTTACCACTAGCATATTTCATCAATGTTGTTTCATAAAGAAAGCCAATAGGCATATCTACATCTGGTATGCTCACGCTGACCTCCCTATTATTTTCCATTTATTTTCATAAGGCATTTGTTTAAAACAATGTTCATTACAAAAAACTCCACCAAGTTCATCTTCAACATAAGATTTTAATGGATATTCCATACAATATTCACACTCTAAAACATAAAGACCTTTATTTTTTATTTGTATGCTTTCACACTCTAAACAAGTGTAGTCGCCTCTTACATCACAAGTTTTACAATGTTTATTAGGTTTTAAATGTCCCATTTGTTTACCCTCTTTTTGTTTTTAAAGTATCCTACTTTTTTAAGTAAGTCATAACCATCGGTTATAGCTGATCTAAAATGTTCAGTTCTATACTCTAACGGACAATCTTCATCTGCATTACAACATACTATTGCTAACGCCTCTTGTAGTTGTTTGTGTTCTTCTACTAATTTATTAGCAATACTTTTTTGTCTAGCGATTGTTTCATCTAACTTTTTTACTGCGTCTAGTATTGTAGTCATTGTTTTAACTTCTCCATTTCTACAGGTTTATATTGTTCGTCATAATCTTCTTCTATAAGTTCTATTTTATCGTTTAACCAATTTTCCCAAGCCTCTTTTTTATTTTTTCCTAAAACTTTCCATTTTCTATAAAGTTCTGGGTATTCAGTTATAATAAAAGTTTTCATTCTTTTTCTTTTCTAGTTATATACATTAATAATTGCTCTGCACATTTATGACGACCGCAATTAATGTCATCCGTGCCGTCATCGTGTAATGGCTCGTCCCCGTTTTCTCTGGCCTTAACGTAATCTTCATATACGAACATTTCGTTCTCTAGCCAGTCTTTAATGTCATTAATTGTTATAGCCATTATGCGACCTCCTTTAATTTAAAGTCGTGTAGGTAAGCCATACTTAAGTTTTCTAGCTTTTTTACATCTGCATCAGTTATAGGTATTTCGCTTTCAACTCTAACGGCTCTGCCGTCCGATAAGAATTGCTCATCATTAACTTTGTCATCATAAAAAAATTTAGAAATTATTTCTTTATAATTTAAAGTTAATAATTGTTTATTATCTATAATGGCGTAGTCCGTATATTCTCTGTCGCCGTCATAAATTCTAAAACGTAATAATGTCTTTTCTTTTTTCATACTCCAATCCCCCTTGTATCTATTTCTTTTTTAATGAAATCTTTAAAATAGTTTTCAAGTATTGTTGGTCTTTCAAGCGAGGTATATAGTCTATATTCCTCTCTTAATTTTCTGTCATTAAAAGTTTTTATATACTGTTTAATTGTTTTTATATCTTCGTTCATTATTCCACCTCCGATATATTTATTTGGCAATCATCGCCGAAATCAGTTCCAGTGTATTGGGTATATACTTTGTGCCCCTTTATTTCTGTCCCTGTTTTAGTATGTTCATTAAACGAGGCATTTGAAACACACTCATTTATTTCATCGTGAGTTAGTTCAATATCACTTTCAACATAAAAACTTCTTGTATCTTGTGAGTATTCTTCTACCTCGTATTTATATTTTTTAGTCATTATTTAACTCCTATTATGTTAAATTCATACCTTTGAAAATCATCTTCGGAATTAAAAAAAGGCGAGCTTTCCATTAGAAAAGTTTTTGCACTTTCAATGTCATAAACAAACGGTATATTTGATAAATCAAATTTACTTCCGTTTATCTTGTCTACTACTTCTATTATCATTTTTACTCCTTTATTTTGTTAATGATTAACGATTAATTTATTCGTCAATTGTTGTCAAAAGAAAAATTGACAAAAAAGTTAAGTCCTTGATTTTATTGTCAAATAACTTAAAAAAATTATTTGTTGACACTTTTATTTAGAAATACTAATATATTGCTGTAAAAATCATTAAACATTTTTACGTCCTTTCTTTGCTAGTGGTGGCCTTACCCACCACTAGTTTAAAAATTCATAACAAGTCGGTTTGAGTGAGTAGGCACGAGTTCCGTGTTGCGTGGGGCTTGTTCAAAATACCGCGTAAAACGATACACGGCTCACGGCTCACGGACAAAGTATTGATTTATATAGCTTTTTGAAACTAGGAATTTGTCAATACTTTCGGAAAAAATAAGCTAGGAAATACGCCAATTTTCCCAGAAATGTACCCACTAAGGTAGTTGTATACAAAAAAAATTTTAAAAAGTAGTTTGGAAATAGGTCAAAAACTGGGAAAAATTGACAAATATGCCAAATAATACATATATATCAATGGGTTATTCATTCCTAAAAGTTTTGTCAAACTGGGAAAAGATAGCAATATCAAGGGTTATTTTTTCCCAGTTATTGACAACTCTGGGAAAAGTCAATAAATACAATACTTTTTTAATAAATAGTAATTAAATGATTACTAAACGGAAACACTTGTATAGAAAAATAATTTTTAAAAAATATTTGTATATAGATTACTTTAGGGAAAACAGTTAAAATGATTTTCTATGGCGTCCAAGAAAAACACTTTAAAAACAATATCCGATTTAACTTTAAAACAACGTAAGTTTGTGGATATTTTAGCGTCTAATTGGGGCAATATAACAAAAGCTGACGCTTGTATTGAGGCGGGCTATACAACTAAAGACGGAAGTAAACCATATGAAACCGCGAGCAAATTAACTAATCCAGAATTAAATCCGCACGTTGTAAGATATCTAGAAAAAAGACTATCGCAAGAATTGCAAAAATATGAAAAAGATAAATTACGTTCTTATAAAACTTTAGAACGTTTACGAAATAAAGCTGAAGAAAAAAATCAATATAATTCTGCAATACAAGGCGAATTTCGTATGGGTCAATTATCTGGTTTTTATATTGATAAAAAAGAAGTGTCACACGTTGGCCTCGAGGGTATGTCCCGCGAGCAACTTGAAAAAAGATTATCGGAATTAGAAAATAAATTAAATGAAAATAAATCGATTATCGACATCACTTCTGAAACAGAAATTGTTAAATAGCGACTGGGAAACTTTTATCAATACTTTTAACAAAGTACATAATAGCCACCTAAGCGCTAAACTTGGAATTGTAGCAATAAAAATAAATGATAAAAAGAAAATTAACAATAAATAAAAAAGCTAAAAAAGAAATAGAAAAATATCCGCTAGTTGAAATAAAATGGCTCGATATAACTAGCGATAGCGCGTGGCAAGATATCAACGATTTAATCAACGCGAAATTGCCTATATGCACTACAAAAGGGCACTTATTAACGCAATCTAAGGGCATTACGCGAGTATTTGGCGACTACGCCCTTAAAGATGAAAAAACGGGCGTAATTGATGAAATTGCCAACACAACGCTAATTCCTAATTCAGTTATAATTGATATTAAAAAGATTTAAGCAACTATAAAAATATCAACTAGTTTACTTTTATCTAAATGTATTTCTATATTACAATCGCTAATAAAAAGATTGTCATCCTCTTTTGTTAACGGCTTATCTATATTGCATTTATAGTTAAAAACCTTATTAACCCTCCTAAATACTTTTGGCTTGTCATAATCGCAAGCATATTCAATAGGTAATAATTTAACGTTTTCGCTTATTTGTTTAAAATAAGTAGTACTATTTTCAATTTCTCTATATTGCCACGCTATTGTCTTACATTGGTCAATTAAATTAAATAGCCAGTCCTCGTTTAAATAATGTTTAATTGAAATATGTTGCGCCATATTAAAACCCTCCTTTGTTTATTTTAATTAGTTCACTAGGCCTATAAACTAATAAATTATCTGGATAATTATATTCCGAGTGAATATCTTTTATAGTTATTTCATTAGTATCGTAATGTAATGAAACAATCTTACCAATTATATCTTGGTCAACGTGTTTAACTTTATTTCCAATTTCAAAGTTTTTTATTGTCATTTTCTACCTATTTTTTTAATTTGTTTAGGCAAGTATTGCGGGATAACTACATTGTAATTGCTAGGCACGTGATTATTGACCCCCGCGCCATTAGTGTAATTATCTGCTAAAAACTCAACCGTTTTCGCGATACTAATAGGCACGCCAAAAACTTTTTGCGACAAATCAAATAACTTTGAATAGGTATCTAATTTTAAAGATATATTCTTATATCCTCGCACGTTTTCCATTATGTTTATTTTTTTAGTTTTCATATTTTAAACTCCATTTTTTTAGTTTTTTATTAAATATTAATTTTGCGCCTATTAATTTTTTAATAAGCTTAAAATGTTTATTAAGTAAATTAATATCCGACTTTTGCCACGGGTCGTCATATAACTTTTTATCAGTCATATTAATTATTAAATCGTCTTTATAAACATCTAAAAAATATAATAAATCTATTTTTTGTTTTTCAGTCATTTTTTATGTCCTCTTTTTTAGTTGGTGTTATATTTTCTATATCATCTATAAAAAATTCTAGTGACCTTACGTTATCGCAATATCCACTAACCGCCATTTCTTTTGCTTGCTCCTCGTTTTCGGCGTTAAGTGTTATTATTTCAACCGTCCTTGTCTCTAATTTATATGTTTTCATTTTAATTTACTCCTTTGTTGTTATATAAATTTTTATAGTAATTATCTGACAAATACCTATTTGTCTCTGACCATAAAATTTCAGTATCGTTTATTTTTTCTAGTTGCTCAAAAACGCCATTAGGCAAGTCCTCAAGTCTATAAATATTTTGATAAACATCTAATATTTTTTTCTGCTTTTTTGTTAATTGTCTCATTTTAATTTAACCCTCTATTGTTAACTATTATTTTATTACCAACTTTTTTTATGTTTTCTGCTATTAAATGCAACTTAAATATAAGGCTTTCATAACGTTCAATATTTAAACCTATTTCATTTTTTTCTAATTCTTTAGGCTCAACTATTTCGTACCACTCGTTTAAAGCGTCTATTAAGTTAAGAGCGTCATTTTTTGTTATCATTTTTTATGTCCTTTTTTAATTAATAACCGTAAACCCGCTATTGTCTTTTTTCGCGCGTCCCTTAGCTAGTAAACCGATTATTGTTTTTTTCGGGTCAAGAAAACGCAAATCGCTTTCATCTCCCGTCACAACGCGTCTACCCATATATTTTTTAGGTAGTTTATTAAAAACAACCGCAATATTATTATCAGTTGTTATTAATTCTTTAACTTCGTTTTCGTTGCTTTCACTTCGCGAAAACGTAAGACTGTAATTTTTTGGCAACACTTGATTAAAACGATTTAATATTTTTGTATAATCATAAAATGGAACGTTCGGGAATAATTCCATTAAATTTTTATTATCTTTAAATCTATATCGTTCAAAAGGTAAATCACTAGTCCCGTTTAATCTTACGGCTAATTTTAAATTTTTACTTTTGGCTAGTTTTTCATATGTTGTTATCTCGTTAAATAAATGCTCTAAAAACTTTTGGCGGTCTTTTAAAAAGTATAACGTTTTATTAATTCGTGCCTTTTGTACACAATTCATTTGGCCACGTCCCGCCGTATTTAAACAAGCCATAGCGCAACCTTGCGAGGCCTTAGGGCAAATATTGTACCCGCTTAGGTTGTATGGCGCTAAATGTAGTATAGCCGTCAAATATCCAAATTTAACTGATTTTTGCATTTTAAAGTTATTAAAACTTAATAACTTTTTTTGTGTTTTATATTCCATTTTATACCGTCCTTTTTTTGTGTGAAATTATATTAATTTATATTGTTGTCAATAATTTTTTAAAGCGGGCTTTTACGCCCGCTTTATTGTGTGATATTTAGGCAACTTTCCTTAATTGCTCGGGATATTCTTTTAACTTACCTTTATTTAGCAAAAACTCGCTTGCGCGGTATGATTGCGAAAGCGCGCTAATTAAAAACTTATTATCGTTTTCTAATGCGGATATCCACGATTTTAAATAAGCTAAATTATTATTGTTAATCGTTTGTTGCATATTAAAACGTTGCGACAATAAAACCGCGCCAATCTCGGCTATTAATTCCTCGTGCGCGTACTCAAGTTGTGCATTATCTTTAAAGCGTTTTTTGTTTTTTTCAAATCGCGCTAGTCTATTTTTAGCGCCCGACCAATGTATTAACTCGTGAAATAATACCGAGTAATAATTGCCCGTTGCGCTATTGTCGGGCGTGTCGGTAAACGTTGCCTTGTCACTCATTACAATCTCATCACTAGTTAAATTATAATAGCAACGGCCGTCTATTGAGTGTTTTAACTCTAAGCCACGAATAGAATTTACAAAGTTTTCAATCTCATCATTAGTAATAACTTTGTTTTCTGGTGTATCGCTAGGCACGTGATAAGTTGAGTTTTTTAGGTCAACTTGCGCCACGTTGTAAACATAAGAGACTTTTAAAAAAGCAAATTGTTTTTGCTCGTTTTCAGTCTCGTTTTTTTTGAACGTGCTATAATAAAATATTGCGCGCCCGTTTTTTTCTTGACCGTCAATAATAGTCGCGCCAACACTTGACCACGCCTTTTTAGTTGCCCATAAATTAGATTTAAAATCTAATGCGCGTTTTTGGATATTTAAAGCCCAGAAATTAACGCCGTTATACTCTTTAAGAGTTAACGCGTTTTTAGGATATCCATAGCCTTTGAACGATTTAAAATATTTTAAACCGTCTTTTTTTAAGCCGTTAACTATTTCTTGTTGTAAGATAGTTAACGCGTCTTTTGTATATTTACTAAACATATTACATCCTCTTTTTAGTTGTTAATGATAGTTTTTTAACTATCCTACAGCGCTACGAATAGCGCTGTAAGTTAATTAAATTTATTTAAAGTTTTTTGCAACCCAGCTGTCGCAAAAGGCGTCAATTAAATGAGGGTATTTTTTAACGCGAGCGTCTCTCACTGTATATAATGGCTCATAGTCCCTATTCCCTAAATTATCTAATATCCATATTTTGAAAAGGCCTTTGCCTAAACAGTCAATAGATACTTTTTTTTCAAAGTAGGTAAACGTTGTCATTTTTTTCATTTTACATCCTCTTTTTTTTATTAAAGTTATGCTCAATTTACTTATTAAATAATAGTTGTCAATAATTTTTTATTAACTTTATAGTTGTGTTATTAACTTGTATAATTCGCTTATAAGTTGTATTATAAAACGTGAGTAAAAAGCCCGAAAACGTTTTCATTAAAAGAGTTAAAAACGTTAATAAAAACTATTACTTTCAATCAATTGAAACATATACAACGCTAGGTTGTGCTGACTGCTTTTGTATAGTAAACGGGCGCGCCTTTTGGTTGGAATTTAAACACACAACAGCTAAGAATTTAGGACTTAGTAAGTACCAGATAGCGTGGCAACTTAGGCTTATAAAGTACGGCGGTCACGTATTTAACTTAGTTAAGGTAGGCAAGCAAGGCCACCTTAAAACTTATAAGGTCGAGCCGTTAGGCGCGAGGCTTTTAGCTAGCGCCGATGATACCGCGCAAGGTATCGAGTACCTACTGACTGACTTAGCCAAACGCGTTGTGTGATGTTGTGTGACATTGTGTGAACGTGGCGCATTACTTCCGATAACTATACTTATCACTCCCAATAACTTCACGTATATTCACACAAGTACATAGAGGCGCGAGGCGTTAGGCACGGCTCTATGTCCTAAGGGTCATTACTCAGTTGACCTTATGCTTTTTAATAAATTCCAAAAATACAACCTAAACGCGAATTAGTAAGGCTCAGGCAAGATAAGCTTGAGCAGGATTCATAAACGTAGTAAGGTAAGAATTAGCACGGTATAATCAAAATAGGACCCATGGAAAAAGAATTCTTAACAACTGAACGATTACGCGAAGAAGTAGAAAAGAAATGGATTCAACACATTAAACTTTGTCAGGACAATTTTTTATATTTTGTTCAGGAGGTTTGGCCTGATATTATCATGCGTAAAGAAAAGGACCCTTCAAAGTGGGGCCATCACCAAATTATGTCTAAAGAATTTACTGATATAGCAAATCAGAAAAAAGGGCGCCTTATTGTTAATATGCCTCCCCGACATACCAAATCAGAATTTGCTTCTGTATTCTTTCCTGCTTGGATGATGGGCAAGTTTCCAAAATTAAAATTAATGCAAGTAACACACAACGCTGAATTATCAGCAAGATTCGGAGCGAAGATCCGTAACTTGATCGATTCAAAAGAATATAAACAAATATTTGGAGATGTTAAATTACGAGAAGATTCTAAAGCTAAAGGTAGATGGGAAACTAATCATGGCGGTGAATACTTTGCTGCGGGGGTCGGCGGAGCAATTACTGGACGAGGTGCCGATCTATTAATTATAGACGACCCACATACAGAACAGGATTCCTTATCTAAGAAAGCAATGGAGAGAACATTTGAATGGTATTCATCAGGACCCAGACAGCGTTTGCAACCTGGCGGATCTATAGTTCTTGTTATGACAAGATGGGCCGAGAACGATTTAACAGGGATGTTGATAAAAGGACAAAAAGAAAATAAAGCAGACAAATGGAAACTAATATCTTTTCCTGCAATACTAGATTCAGGTAAACCATTGTGGCCAGAGTTTTGGCAAATAGATGAATTAGAAAGAGTTAAAGCAACACTACCTGTTCGTAACTGGTCTGCTCAATATATGCAGAACCCTACATCAGAAGAAGGTGCTATATTAAAACGAGATTGGTGGAAGCCTTGGGAGAAAGAACACATCCCACATCTACAACATGTTATACAAAGTTATGATACTGCATTCAGTGCAAAGGAGTCTGCGGATTATTCTGCTATTACTACGTGGGGTATATTTACTCCAGAAGAAGGTGGGGGTCCTAATTTAATATTATTAGATGCTATGAAAGGTAAATATGATTTTCCAGAATTAAAAGCAGTTGCTATGGAACAATATAAATACTGGGAACCTGATTCTGTTATTATTGAAGCTAAAGCTTCTGGTGAGCCTTTAACCCATGAGTTTAGAAGAATGGGTATACCCGTAATTCCTTTTACACCATCACGTGGAAAAGATAAGCATTCTAGAGTTAATGCTTGTGCCCCTGTATTTGAAGGAGGGTCCGTATGGTATCCAGAAGGAGAACACTTTGCAGAAGAGGTTATTGAGGAATGTGCCGCCTTTCCTCATGGAGAGTATGATGACTATGTTGATAGTACTACGCAAGCTGTGTTAAGATACCGACAAGGTAACTTTATTGAGACAGGGTCCGATTGGAAAGACCCTATGGATAGAGTTCAAAAGGAATATAAATATTATTAGGAGCCCTATGAAAAAAGCTAAAGACATGTCTAAGCTACATGAAGACAGAGAATCTACAATGAAAGAAGGTAGAGAAACTAAAATGGAAAAAGAAGGCTACGAAGAAACTGAATCTGGTAAAATGGTTAAAGCAGCTAAAGGTGCTATGACTAAATCTCAAAAGAAAATTGGAAAAGTAATGAGAGAATTTAAAAAAGGAGAATTACATTCTGGTAAAAAAGGACCCGTTGTAAAAAATCCTAAACAAGCAATCGCTATTGCATTATCTGAAGCAGGTCAATCTAAAATGAAAAAAGCAGCAGAAGGTGATATGATGGGTGGATTATCAGGTAAGCAATCTAAACTAGATGTTAACAAAGATGGTAAAATATCTGGAGAAGATTTTAAAATGTTAAGAACTAAAAACAAACGAGGCGGTGGAATGGCTGAAAGAGGAATGGGACAAGCATTCTCTAAAGGTGGCGCTGTAAGAGGCACAGGAGCCGCGATCCGTGGCACAAGACCCGCTAAACTATACTAGGAGATAATATGTCACAAAAGACAATGAGCAAGAAACAATTAAAAGAACTAGGTATATCGGAAAACACAAAAGCAATTCGAGATTCACAATCTGGAAAAATTTCTGTTGTATCAAAAGAAGATCCTTACATGAGTCGTAATGAATTTAAACCAGGATTCTACGATCAAGAAAAACCCCCTGTATCATATGAAAGTTTAAAAGGTACAGCAGCTAAAAAAATTCCAAATGTTACAGACACAGAATCTTTTAGAGAAGGTGGTTTCGCTAGAGGACAAAAACCAATTCAAGTGAAGAAGGTTCCTTTTAGAGGCGTGTTCTAAGTGGGTACGTTAAATAAAATTTCTAGAACACTTGGTGACAGGGTTGTAGGATCTGCAATTGATCTTACAAATTTAGTTGATAAAGATTTATTAGATAAGTCAAAAGGTGAATACGCAAATATTGCTGCTGGTGTAGATGTTGAAAAACAAAAGCCAGTCATAGGAGCAAATGTTAAGAAGGGTCAAACAGAATACGGTATTGCAGGATCAAGCTCCACGGACCTCGGACTTGGTGCACAATATACTTCAGAAGATAAATCAACAACTGCTGGTGTGGGTGTATCAAAAAATCCACAAGGAAAAGAAATTAGATTTGGTATTACTAAAAGATTTAAATCAGGTGGATCTGTAGAAGTAGGTAAAGGAAAAGATTACATAAAGGATTTAATTTAATGGCAAATAGATACACACAATTATTACAATTATTAGAAGAAGCCAAAATGAAAGGCGATGTAGATAAGGTAGATATATTAGAACAAGAGCTTTATATCATGAAGAATAAGAAGCAAGAAGGTGGAGAAATCAAGGTAAAAAGCGGTGGATACATTAGCGATTTACTGTAAAGTATAGTTCTAATTATCATTGCATGTTAAAATAAACTTGTTATAACAACAAGGAGAAACAACCATGGCAAGAAAAAAATTAAACGATTTAGCTAAAATAGGTTTAGGTCTCGCTGCAGCATACGGCGCGTCTAAAGTATTAGGACAAAAAAGTCCAATGGAAATTGCTAAGTTAGAAGGAGCAGAAGCAGACATCAACGCAATGGAAGGCCCAGCACGTAGATCAATGTACGCAGCACCTGAATCAAGTATTGATATTGCAAGAAGAGAAGCAAGAGATACTGCATTTAACCAAATGGAAGGCGCAGACAGAATGGCATCAACTGTTGCACCAACAAGAGGATCAGTAGAAGCATTTAAATTAGATGAAGCAGCTAGAAAACAAAGAATAGCATCATTAAGAGGAGATGAACTTTCTGATAGTCCTAGAGCAAAACTAAGAGCAAGATTAAGTGGAATGCAAGGTGCTAAGGCAGGTAAAATGATGAAAGCGTCTAAAGGCGGATCAGTAGTTGCAAGAGGAAACAAATTAGCAAGAAGTAAACCTACTAAACTTTTTTAATGGCTGAAGTAGATAAGATTAATGAAGAGCTTCCAATGGAAGACAACACTATTCCTGAAGAAGGATTAGATGTTGTTCTTCCTGAAGAAGAACAAATTCCACAAGAAGTTGTAGAAGAAAATTTTTATAAGAACCTTGCGGAAGATATGGATGACAGATCATTAGGTCGTCTCGCATTAGATCTTATTGCAGACTATAAAAAAGATAGAGTATCAAGATTAGATTGGGAACAAACTTATGTTCAAGGTTTAGATCTATTAGGATTTAAATACCAAGACATGACTAGACCGTTCCAAGGAGCAACAGGAGTTACACATCCACTTCTTGCAGAATCAGTTACACAATTTCAAGCACAAGCCTATAAAGAATTATTACCAGCAGAAGGACCTGTAAGAGCAGAAGTTGTTGGATTAGAGACACCAGATATTTTAAGACAAGCAGAAAGAGTTAAAGATTTCATGAACTATATGTTGATGGAAAAAATGGAAGAGTATACTCCAGACTTTGATCAGTTATTATTTTATTTACCATTATCAGGATCTGCATTTAAAAAAGTTTATTATGATGAAATACTACAAAGAGCAGTATCTAAATTTGTACCCGCAGATGATTTAGTAGTTCCATACTATGCAACTGATTTAAAAGATTCAGAACGTATTACTCATATCGTTAAAATGAATGAGAACGATGTTATTAAATATCAAAAAGCTGGCTTCTATTTAGATGTAGAATTAATACCTAAACAACCAGAACAAACAGCTATACAACAAAAGCTATCAGAGATTGAAGGTGTAAAACCAAGTGGAGATACAACTTATCAATATAACATTTTAGAAATGCATGTTGATTTAGATTTAAATGAATATGAAACAACAGCAAACACAGAAGAGAAAAATATTAAAGTACCTTACATTGTAACTATTGATGAGGGTTCACAACAAATTTTATCTGTATATAGAAACTATGATCAAGATGATCCATTAAAAACAAGAAAAGAATACTTTGTACATTACAAATTTTTACCAGGTTTAGGATTTTATGGCTTTGGATTAATTCACATGATAGGTGGATTATCTAGAACTGCTACTTCTAGCTTAAGACAATTACTAGATGCAGGTACTCTTGCTAATTTACCAGCAGGATTCAAGAGCCGTGGAATTAGAATCAGGGATGATGACCAACCATTCCAGCCAGGTGAGTTTAGAGATGTAGATGCACCAGGTGGAAACATAAAAGATCAGTTCCAAATACTACCTTTTAAAGAACCTTCGCAAACTTTATTCCAATTATTAGGATTTGTAGTACAAGCAGGTCAAAGATTTGCATCAATTGCAGACATGCAAGTAGGAGATGGTAACCAACAAGCAGCTGTTGGAACTACAATTGCATTATTAGAACGCGGATCACGTGTAATGTCAGCTATTCATAAGCGATGTTACTACGCAATGAAACAAGAATTTAGAATTTTAGCAGGAGTATTTGCAGATTACTTACCACCAGAATACCCATATGCGGTTTATGGTGCAGATAGAACAATTAAAATGGAAGACTTTAACGATAGAGTTGATGTTATTCCAGTTGCAGACCCAAGTATTTATTCAATGGCACAAAGAGTTACACTTGCAAATGAGAATTTAAAGATTGCAATGTCTAATCCACAGATGCACAACCTAAGAGAAGCGTACAGAAGAGTGTATGAAGCATTAGGAACTAGACAAATTGATGATTTATTAGTTCCAGAAAGAGAACCAACACCAGAAGATCCAGCTACGGAGAACTCTAAAGCACTTAGAATGGAATTATTAAAAGTATTTCCAGAGCAAGATCACGTTTCTCACATTAATGCTCACGCAATATTCATGCAAAGTAGAATGGTTCAAACAAATCCAATGGTTTATGCTCTACTTCAAGGACATATTTCAGATCACATTGCGTACCAAGCACACGGAGAGATTGGTGCAGCTATGATGGAGAACCCACAGAATGCAATTATGCAACAACAAGATCCAAATGGTTATCAAGTTCAATTTAATTCACTAGTTGCTAAACGAGTTGTAGAATTAACTCAACAATTAGTACAAGCAGAAGGTGGAGAACAACAAGATCCACTAGTAATGTTAAAACAAAGAGAGCTAGATCTTAAAGCTTTAGACATTCAAAGACGTGCTAGAGAGTCTCAACAAGATATGGAGAGAAAATCTTTTGAATTTGAAGATAGAATTGATGTTGAGAAGATGAAATTAGAGAATCAAGAACAACAAGCAGCAGAAAGAATTAAAGTTGCTAATGAAAAACTAAAAATTGCTAGAGAAAAGAATCAGCAAATGTTCGTTCCTAAAAGATAACCATGAAAATTGGTATTCCAAAAATTAAAAGTCCAAAAATAAGTAAAATTAAGAAACCTTCTATACAAAAAATCAAAAAGATCAAAATGCCAGGTGTAAGATTTGGCCCACCTCCTAAAAAAGGCCCAGCTTCTCAAGGAATGAGAATGGGTGGATATATTTCTAGACAAAACAAAAATAAATAGTATATATCTTCTTAAAATAACGGAGATATATGATTCAACAAACATACGATAAGTTAACAAAAGAACAAAAACTAATTTTTCTTGCTGGAGTATTTGAAGGAGAAGGGTCGTTTGGTTTTTGGGGGAAAGATAATAAAAATAATAGATATTTTAGAATTCAAGTAAGAATGACTGATGAAGATATCGTTGTCAGATTTGTTGATTTTTTCAAACTCGGTTACGTTAATTCACACATACCTAAAAAAAATCATTTAAAAAAATCTTGGAAATGGACTGTAGCTGGAGATAGAGCAATGGATGTGATGTTGCAAATGGCTCCTTTTCTTGGTATAAGAAGAAAGGAGAAATTTGAACAATGTTGCCAATCATTCAAGCAGTTGCCCCACTTGCGAAAATCTTATTTAACACAGTTGACAAAACAGTCGCCGATAAAGACCTTGCCGCTAAATTAAAAGCAGATCTGCAAACGCAGATGTTGCAATCTCATACTCAAGAATTAACAGCAGCAGCTAAAATTATTGAAGCTGAAGCTAAAGCTGGTTGGTTTGCATCTAGCTGGAGACCATTATTAATGTACGTATTAATATTTATATTAATATGGAATTATGTACTAGGACCAGTAATATTATTTTTCTTCAAAGCTTCTATAACTATAACTCTTCCAGGAGATGTTTGGACATTATTACAAATAGGTCTTGGAGGGTATGTGGTCGGCAGAAGCGCAGAATCCGTTGCTAGAACAATGGCTAACAAACCACAGCCTAAAGAACAAGAAAACGGGTAATGAAATACCTAGTTATTTTATTATTGCTTTTTTCTTGCAGTAATATAAACACACCTAATGTATCAACAGGACAAGTCGTAATTAAGAGGTTTCTAATTGAACTTGAAAGATAAAGGCCCAAACGATTTAGAAAAGATAATATCTAATTTACAAAAACAAATTAAACAGTTAAAAAAGAAGTTAAAAAAATGATATTTAATTTAATTAAAAAATTTTCTTCTTGGCTAGATTATTGGATCTGGAGACAAGAATTAAAAAGAAAGATTAAAAGAAATAAGAATGTTGATTAAATCAAACGAGCCTCAAGGCGATAGTCTTGAGTATGATTTAATTGAACAAGCTATTCAATTCTTAAAAAACCCAATAGGTAATACAGTTGAAATTGGTGTAAGAGACGGCTTTGCAAGTAAGCTTATAATAGATGCTTGGAGAAAACACCAAAAAACACCATTAATACATTTAGGAATAGATCCTTATGGTGATATTCCATATAACGAATCTGATTCATCATTAGGTATTGATTACACAGGATATAACAATAAAATGAAACAAGACATGTTAGTATACATGTCACACGGTTATCCAGAATTTAATTTAATTAATTTAGAAGATACAGAATTTTTTAATAAGTTTTCAGATGGATATCCAATATATAATAAAAAAAAGATATTAATTAATAAATATGATTTTGTTTTATTAGACGGTCCACACGATACACAGTCTATATTAAATGAAATGAAGTTCTTTATGAATAGATCTCCAGAACAACAATTAATTATGATAGATGATGTTAAATCATTTAACTTAAACTTTATAGAAAACGAAGTTAAAATACATGATTATTTTGTTTGCTATGAAGGTGAAAAAAAGGTAATGTTTAGTAATTTTATTAAATAAATCCATGATGGATATAAACACATTGCAATTTATAAGGAATTACGTAAGAAAACGTATAGAAGAAACCAGGCAAGATATTTGCTATGGTATAGACACGTTAGATAGGCTCCACTATGCTAAGGGCAGGCTCAGCGCATTAGAAACGCTGCTACAGGATCTAAAAGACCTGCAACATAAAGAGGAGAGTATAGATGACGATAGTAGTACCGAATCAGAAATTAGTTCTTCCAACTAGTTCTTCTGAAAAATCTAACGAGACAAAAATCCCAAAAGACGCAAAAGGCATCCAAGAGTATTTAGATTGTCTTCCAGACCCTATTGGTTACCGCATGTTAGTGCGACCATACGCTGGAGAAACTAAAACTAAAGGTGGACTTATTCTATCTGAGCAAACTCAAGATACTATTGCTATGACTACAGTTATTGGAATTGTAGTTAAAATGGGTGATCTTTGTTATTTAGATAAAGATAAATTCCCTACAGGAGCTTGGTGCAAAGAAGGCCAGTTCGTAATGTATGGAAGATATGCTGGATCTCGTTTCAAAACAAAATATGGTGAACACCGTATTTTAAATGATGATGAGATTATCGGTGTTGTTAAACGTCCTCAAGATATTCTTCACTTATACTAAACTAAAAAGGAAAACAAATGGTAGATGAAAAGAAAACTCCAGAAGTGGAACTTGATCTTGACGATGTCAAAGAACAAGAAATACAAGTAAAAGAAGAGTCAAAAGCCGATAAAAAAGCACCAAACTTAAATGTTGGTGAAGTTGATCTTGGTTATACAACTCATTCTAAAGAAGACAAAAAAGAAAAGGTTGAGATTGAACAAGCAGAAGAAAAATCTGCTCCTGTTGAAACTAAACCAGTCGAACAGAAAAAAGAAGAAACTAAAACTGATGACTTATCAGAAATTTCAGATTCTGTTCAAAAGCGAATTGATAAATTAACTCGTAGATACAGAGAAGCCGAAAGAAGAGAACAGGCTGCTGTAGAATTTGCAAAAGGTTTGCAAAAAAAATACACGGACTACGAGAAGAAATTTGATACTGCTGATAGTAATTACTTGAAAGAATTTGATGCAAGAGTAGATGCTCAAAGAGAACAAGTAAAAAATAAACTTAAAGCAGCTATTGAAGCCAATGATCCTAATAAGATCATGGAAGCTAACGATGAGTTAACGCAATTAGCCGTTCAAAAAGAGAAGGCTAAACTGCAAATGGCTGATCGTGAGATAAGAGCTAAACAACTTGAAGAACAAAGAAAACTTGAAGTTGAAGAAGCTAAAACACAAAAAGACAACGTTGTTATACCCAAACCTAGTGAAAAAGCTAAGGATTGGGCTACTAAAAATACTTGGTTCGGGGATGATAAAATCATGACCCAGGCCGCCTTTTCAATCCATGAAGAACTAGTTGGCAGTGGTGTTGAAGTAGAGAGCGATGAGTATTATAATGAGATAAATAAACGTATGAAGGGATACTTCCCTCATAAGTTTGTTGTTGAACAAGAACAACGTAAGCCCGTTCAAACTGTTGCTTCCGCTGGAAGAAAACAGGAGGGACGCAGAACTGTGAGACTCACCAAATCACAAGTTGCTATTGCTAAAAAATTAGGGGTGCCACTAGAAGAATACGCTAAATACGTGAAGGAGGCAAATTAGTATGAGCGATAAAGAAAATAAAAGATCTTCACGCGCGTCCGAAGAATTTAAGGTTGATAGAAATAAACCTTGGGCGCCACCATCATCTCTGGATGCACCACCTGCGCCAGACGGCTATGTCCATAGATGGATCAGAGTCGAGTCAATGGGTTTTCAAGATACTGCAAACGTATCGAAGAAAATGAGAGAAGGTTGGGAATTTGTTAGATCCGAGGAAATTATAAGTAGATTCGGAAAAAACCAATATCCAATTATCCATGACGGTAAGTACGCAGGGTTGATCGGGGTTGCTGGCCTAGTGTTGGCTAGGATACCAGAAGAGATTGTGAAATCTCGCGCAGAGTATTTCAAAAGAATTACTCAAGATAGAGTTAACGCGATTGATTCAGATCTAATGAAGGAACAACGACCTGAGATGCCTATTAATATTAATAGACAATCTCGCGTAACTTTTGGTGGTGGAAATAAAAAGTAATCTTTTTATTAAACTAACCAAAATAAATATAAACTATAACAAGGAGTATAAAAAATGGCAAATGTACTAGAAAAATTTGGTCTAAGACCATCTAGACAGTTAAATGGTAGCCCATTTATTAACGCTCAAAACAGATACAGAATTGCAGCTAACAATACTACTGCGATTTTCCAAGGAGATTTGGTTATACCAACTACTTCTGGAAACATCACAAGATATGTTGCTGGAACTTCTAACGCTGTAGTAGGTGTTTTTAATGGTTGTTTTTATACAGATCCAACAACTCAAAAACCGACTTGGAAAAATTATTATCCAGCAAGCACAAATGCTTCAGACATCACTGCATTTGTAATTGATGGTCCAGACACGGTTTATGAAATAAATGCGAACTTATCGTTCGTAGTTGCGGATTTGTTTCAAAACTATTCAGTAACTAACGTATCAGGAAGCACGCAAACTGGAATATCGCAAGTTCAATTGGACGTAGCGACTTCAGGAACTGCTTCTACATTCGTAGTTCAGGCGATTGATATTTCTCAAAACCCTCTTAATAGCGATCTTTTAGTATCGAACGCTAATATTATGGTGAGAATTAGCAATCATTTCTATAATCAAGGAACAGGTCTATAATAGGAGATAATTTATGGCTATATCACGATCACAACTAGTAAAAGAACTAGAGCCAGGTTTGAATGCACTATTCGGACTTGAATACAACAGATACGATAACGAAGACGCAGAAATCTTTGTAACAGAAACTTCAGATCGAGCTTTCGAAGAAGAAGTAATGTTATCAGGATTTGCAAGCGCTGAAGTTAAACAAGAAGGTGCTCCAGTAGTATTTGATAATGCTACAGAAGCATACACTTCTAGATACACTCATAACACGATTGCTTTAGCATTCGCGATTACTGAGGAAGCTATTGAAGATAACTTGTATGACAGACTCGCTGCGAGATATACTAGAGCATTGGCAAGATCAATGTCGCAAACTAAGCAAACGATTGCGGCTAACATCTTAAACAATGGTTTTAGTTCATCTTTCCCAGGTGGAGACGGAAAAGCTTTATTAGCTAACGATCACCCACTTGCTAACGGTGGAACGTTTAGAAATATACTTTCTACTGCTGCTGACTTATCAGAAACATCACTTGAGCAATCTCTAATTGATATTGCTGCATTTGTAGACGAAAGAGGTCTAAAAGTTGCTCTTATGGGTAAAAAATTGATAATTCCAAAAGAATTACAATTTACTGCTGAGAGAATCTTAAGAACACCTTTATCAACTACTCCAGGTGGTTCTAATGCGTTCGCGAAAAACGACATCAACGCTATGTTAAATATGGGAATGATCCCAGAGGGTTACAGAGTTAACCACTTCTTAACAGACACTGATGCATTTTTCATCATGACTGACGCACCAAATGGGTTAAAACACTTTGTAAGATCGCCAATTAAAACGGCTATCGAAGGTGACTTTGACACAGGAAACGTTAGATTCAAAGCTAGAGAAAGATACAGCTACGGCTGGTCTGACCCTAGAGGAATCTTCGGTTCTATTGGAGCTTAATAAGTAATTATTATATTGGGGCGTCTTTACGCCCCAGTATTTTTAAGGTAAAATAAAATTATGAAATCAGATGTAAAACCAGTCCGACTTCCATTTAATGAAACAAGTGGAGTTTTATTTACAGGCCCAACAAGATTAAGAGGTTTTATGATCCAATCAACAGGATCATCAGGAGTTTGTTACATTAATGGTTTAGCAAATTCTACAACAGTAAGTTCTTCAGTTAATACACAAGTATTTATTCCAGTTTATGTTGGAGCTAATTCAACTGAAACATTAAATCTTCCAGAAGACGGTGTTCTATACGCAGAAAGAGGTGGCACTGGTATCATTGATGGTATCGGAGTTACAGGAAATACTTCTGGTTTAAGTGTAGTTGTATTTATAGATAAATAATATTCAAATGCCTATTTTAAGATCAGGCACTTACTACGATACACTACAAGATTATTATGGTCTTGGTGAAGAATCGGATAAAAATAAACAATCAAAACAACTAAGAGCAAGTTTAGGAACAATTGTTGATCTTGCAGAAGGTGGAATGCCAGCAAGAAATAAAAAAAATTTTAGATCTACAAAAGCTGGTGCAGGAATGACACAAGCTGGAGTTAAAGCTTATAGAAGAATGAACCCAGGTTCAAAATTAAGTACAGCTGTTACAGAAGATAAACCAGGTCCAAAAAGAGCAGCAAGAAGAAAATCATATTGTGCAAGATCTGCTGGGCAAATGAAAATGTTTCCAAAAGCAGCAAAAGATCCTAACTCTAGACTAAGACAAGCAAGAAAAAGATGGAAATGTTAAGCTTGCAATGTCTTATTTAAATGCTAATATCCCGCCCATCTATTGCAAAATAAGGAGAGAATATTTATATGACTTACGAGAACATCAAGGCGAAACTGAAGACTGTGTGGTATTCGGTTTGGGGAGTATTAGCGGGCGTGCATTATTGTTTCACTGTTTACTTACGAATGGTGCAATCTATTGGAGACTTCCTATCTCTGCTTTTATTCAAAGAGGAAGCGGCAATACTTTGTATAGCACAGAAATGGAACATCAAGATCTCGAAGATCTTCAGCTATGGAATTCATTCAGTTATTATCCTTCTGTTACTACTTTTGATTTTTTAATCGGGCAACGTTGTAAATATTTAGGAAAGGATAAAAAATTTTATCATGGAGAATATTTATTCACTGTGGATTGGGCACATCCAGAAAGTAATATACTTGATACTGAACATTCCGAAATTCCTGATCAACATAAGTGTGCACATATTTTGGCTCTTGATAACGGTAATTTTGCAGCTCAACCTAATAATCGCATTTTGTGGGATATCCCTAGCTTTACTACTAAACCATCTGTACCTGATTATAAAGTTCAAACTACTGAATGGAATGTTGAAAATAAAAAATTTGTAACTGATAACACAGACAAATTTTTTTATGATATAATAGACAAGGAAAAAAAATAAATGAGTAGCGAATTTAAATTAAGTGACCAAACAAATATAGCACTACCTATTAAAAATATAGTTGCTATTGTATCTGCTATTGTTGTAGCAGTATGGACATATTTTGGTATTGTTGAAAGATTAAATAGACTTGAGACTAATGAAAAATTAATGGCTCAAGATCTTCTTAAAAAAGCAGATCAAACTCCTAAGAACCAAGAATTATTTATGTTAATTGAGTATCAAGCTAAAACAATAGAAAAACATACTAAACAATTAGAAGAAAACGTTCATACAAAAGTATTAATATCTCAATTAGAAAAAAAAGTAGATAAATTAGAAAAAGAATTAGATACCGTAAGAGGTAAATAATGAT